AATGACGTTAACAATCAGATCCGTAGAACCGACGTTGAGCATCGTGCCGACTTGAGCGCCCGTGTAAGTGGTCGTTGCGCGTCCAACAGCTAGAGGGGTCGTGGTTGCACCACCAACCGTAGCCAGCGAATTACCCGCAGCGGTCTGAATAGTAATGGTGTTACCCGTCGTACCAGCATAAGCGGTCGTGATGTCGACAAAAAACTCAAGAATCTGCGAACCAGCAGGGATGCAGAACTCAAAAGTTGCGGTCGTGTCATTAACCGTTGTAGTAGCGGTTTGGGCAACAACAGTTGCGCCCATGTTCTGAATCGTGCCAGCGGTCGTGCCGGTTGTGTACTTGTTCGTGCCAAGCAGCCAAGGGCCAAGGTGGGAAGCGAAACCCATAATAAAGTCCTCAAATCTAAACTTGCTGTCTCTTGAGGGAAGTCTGCCTAGTCAGTCAGCAAGTCGGGTGGTCTAGGTATGCCACTTTATAACACAGTACGCTAAAAAAGAAAAGGGGGCCGAAGCCCCCTTTTCTCGCTCTTACGAGCCTGACGAACCAAACATCCCAAGCGGATCAGAAAAACCGAACGAATAACGCTCGCGGGACTTGTAACGGACGTTGCCCGTGTCAAAGTCACCGTCCATGCTATTGGACAGCGGCGTACGAACAAAGTGCTTCATGCCGTTTGGAACATCGGTCGTGAGGAACCATGCGTTCGTATCGGTCAGGAAGTGGTTGATCGTGTAACCTTCTGGGATCGAACCGTTGTTCTTCAAAGCATTCACGTCGTTATCGGTAGTACCGACGCGCAATTCCGTCTCAAGGAGGCGGGTTGCAACGAACTGAAGCGTTGGTGGAACAATCAGCTTCTTGGGCTTAGCGGCGATCAGCAGACCACGTTCATCAGTCCAAGCTGCGATCTGAATAACTGCGTTTTCCAACGAAGTCTCATTCAGGTCAGCCTGAGTAGAAGGCGTGTTGCTGTTCGTTCCACCGCTAACAAGCGGGTGTGCGGTACTAAACAATGCAACTCCATCACCGCCAGCGAAGGCGCTGTTAAAGCCGTTGTTCAGAACAGCAGCAGCTTTCACCTGTTTGGTGTAAGCCATCGCACGAGCCAGAGCTTTGGTGTAACGAGCAGACAAGCTGTCGTACAGGTTGTCCTCGATGGCCTCTTCGGTCAGCGAGAAACCCAAAGCGATGGTTTCGTGGTTGTAACGAGCAGTCCATGCTTCCTGCGCATTGTCGTAAGCGATGGCTTGGCCTTCGTTCTTGACTGGTGCGGCTGAGAAGCCAGACAGCTTGGTCTCTTCTTCAAACGAACGCTCGGAAGTCTCGGTGTCGTAGATTTCCTTGTGTTCCTCGCCATAGCGAGCATACTCAAGACCAAACAGGGCGTTGAGTCCCGGCAGGAGTTCTTTGAGTAGTTGGGCGCGTGAAATAGCCATGATTTACTCCTTAGACGCCAGCGGCGATCAGATAGCTGTGGTAACCGAAGTTCCAACCAACGATCACTTCTGGGAAACCGATGAACGAAACTGTTGCGCCAGAGGTGGCGGTCAAGGCCGAACTAACGGTGATCGTCGAAGTGCTGGTCACAACGCCGGTAACAACTAAGTTAGAGAGCGTTGGGAACGGCGCGGTACTTGCACCAGAGAAAACCGTACCACCAATGGTGAGGGTCATCCCCGGTTGAATACCGGTAGTGGAAGCAACGGTAAACGTGGTCGCATTCGATGGGCTGCTGGTCAGCGTAGTAGCAACCGTAACGGCTGTTTCCTGAACCAACTGAACAACACGCAGGCAAGGCGAAGTGCCAGAGCCAGAGCCAACCGTCTGAACGATGTTACCAGCGACTGAGCTAGATACGGTGGGGTTACCACCGGACACGCCCATTGCCGAGTTACCAGTCGTCGTGCTGCCGGTGTTACCAGCGATGAGGAAGGCGTCCGTTCCAACGAAACGAGGCGACATGTAGCCAACCGTCGTGCTGGTGTTAGCTTGCGTGTTAGCCGTGCCTTGAGCCTGAGCCAGAACGCACGCTTTGAACAGCGCGGTGGGGTTGTCCATCACATACGCAATCATCCCCGGCCTATTGGTGTTTGCTGCGTAGTATTGACCTTGCAGGTTACCAAAGATGGGGTTGGTTCCGGGGAACTGATTACCCAAGAACACACCAACGATTTGCCCCGCCGCTGCTGCGGTAGTGCTATTGGCGTTGTAAGGGGTGATGACTGCGTTACCACCAGACAGACCGATAACATCGCCGTTAAACAGGTTCGTCGCGTAGTTTTGCGCAATCGGAATCATCCGAGTCGAACCTGAGAACGGAATACCGCCCATCAGGTTGATCGGCACTAGCCCATAAGGGCCATTAATAACCGGATAAGCCATTTAAGACTCCTAAAATTTAAATACCTTTGCCGAATCGTACCTCGGACTTCCCTTCTCGGAAGAGTGGCATCCGGGGATCGCTTTGTCGCATCAGGTTATTGTTTACTGCGTCCGTTTGAGCTTGTGTTTGCTTGACGTAATACTCATTACGCTGTTGCGTAAACTCAACCGGGGTTTTGCAAAGCAACAACCCACCGACCTCGATGTTGTCTTTATATTGACTAGTCGGATCAGCTAACAGTTTAAATTTCGGTTGTTCCGTGATATCAACTGGTTCCCAACCTTCCCGTAATTTGGACGAAATGTTGCGGGGGTCTGCCTTTGATAGCATCGAAACACGAATCCAGCGATACGAATACCCAGCCATTTTGTCGGGTTCGGGTAACAGTTCGGGGGGCATCCACTGTTTGGGACGCTCCGCCATCGCTCGGGTTGCAAGTTCACGTGTCAGTCGGTTATCGGCCATTTGTGTTCTCCAATTTCAAAACTTCTCTAGCGTATTGCTCGGGTGTAATTCCAAATTTTTTGGCAAGTTGGACTTGGCTCGTTTTCAGCTTCACTTTGTTGGGAGCCGTACTACGAGTTGCCGGAGCTACGACAGTGCTTGGTTTTGAACGGTTAGCTTCCGCAGCAGCTTTTTGACGCTGTTCTTCAGCCCACTTGGGAAATCGTTCGATAAACCGGCGACGAATTGTATTGTCCAACTCGTTGTAATACCCATCAGACCCGATTTCCACCCCATTACGGCGGAGCTTTTCGTGTAGCCCCAACGCTGCGGCAGTCATCTCTTCGTCCTGACCAAACCACGGATTGCGTTTTTGCCACGCTACCGCTTTGTCATCTGGTCGAGGGGGCTGCTGATATTGCTCTGGTTGTGTTTGTACAGGAGTTTCTTGCTCTTGTAAAGCAGGTATCCTGAAATTTTTGGCTTGTACCAACTTTAAATTGGCTTCTTGTAACGCTTGTTGCGCTTCAATCAGCCTATCCGCATCCCCGGCATCATAGGCTTCTTTGAAAGCCCGCTTTGCCATTTCCAATTCCATGCCCGCTGCATTCTGGATCGTGGAGGCATACTCCTTCTCTCCAGACGAGATCAAACTACGCATGCGCTTGTTTTCTTCATACAAGCGTTGAGCAGCCGTTACGGCTTCTTGCTGCTCCCGAAGCGCGGCTTCTTTCTCCCGGCGCTCGTCATGCCAGACCTTGCGCATCTGTTTGAGCTTGGTTTTGACTGCCTCGTCATACCCATCAAGCTCATCTTTCTCAAGTTCTTTGGCAATCGGCTCGGGCATTCGGGTCTTACCCCGATCTGCCTCCGGCGTATCGTCTTCGATCTCGATCTCAAACCTGTCTTCCTGCACTGCTTCGGGGGCTTTTATCTCCACCTCGTCAGGAAACTTGAATTCGTTGCGCTCCATTTCAGGCATTTTGTCCTCCTTATTTGCGCTTGATGCCACGTGGATCGTCAACCGTACCCTCAACGGAGTCATCGTTGATGATTCGGAACTCACGTCCGTGGATGACTAATCGTGTCCCGGCATGCGGACGGACTAGGATGAAGTCCCCTTCTTTGCACCAAGCACCACTCGGGAAACGAGCGGGATCTTTGTAGCAATCGGGACCAAGGGCAACTACAAAAAGAACCGTTGTGAGTAGTTCTTCATGGTGAACGGTGGTCTCAGCTTTGATGATCCCACTCTCAAACTCCTTCTCAATCTCGGGGATTGCACACAGGATTCTGTACCCTGACGGTTTGGGGAGTTGTGTTGCTTTATCGCTGGGGTTTGTATCCAGCACTGGGTCAGTCATCCAAATTCTCCAATCTATCTTTGAGGTCTATGATGATTGAGCATGCGGCTTCAAGACCTCGCAACTGGCCGCATACAAAACGATACTCTTCAAAACTCGTACAATTACCGCGTCCAACTGCGTCTTGGAGCATTACCATGCGGTCTTTGTACTGAGCCAAAAGATACTCAAGGTTCTTGTCCACCATTTACTCCCGGTTGTGGGGTGTTCCTGTCCATCTGGTATTTACCCATCTCTTGGTCTTGGTCCGCCTTCTGGGTATTTTTCTGATGCGTTTGCTCCGATAGCTTCTTGAACACTTCAACACCAGTGCGGATCATGTTGTCCTCCTTGGTGTTGCGCATCTGAGCCACAGACTTGAGTGCATCAATCTGTATCTGCTTCTCTTTGAGAGCCGCATCAGTCTGGTCCTTGATCTCTTTGCGCTTCTGATCGGCTTGTTTGATCTGAAGCTCCTGCATCTGGATCTGCACCAACGGGTCTTGCATCTTCTGCTGGGCTTGCTGTTGTGCCGCTTGTCCTTTGTTCATATTGAGCAGTTGCTGAGACGCCTGCGCCAAGAGTGGCGACAAACGCGCTTCAACTTCTGGGTCCATCGGCACTTCTTCGCCCGACGCATCAAACTGAGGCGGCAAAGACATACCAAGCTGTTCTTCGATCTGCCGACGATACTGGAACCCAAGGTGCTCGTTCACATGGTTCATCATCATTGCTTGCATCTGCTGGGCCATTGGATTGCCCTGCAATAGCGATTGAATCTTCGGGTCCTGCATCGCAGACATATGGACCATGATGTGAGCTTGGTGGTCCTGATAGAGGAACGCTTTGACCGGCTTCATGCGCAGCACGTTCTGGTTCTCAGTCACCGGATCGGTCGGCTTCTGATCCTCGTCCATCGGGACAAGTTTCTCAGCGTTCTTGATCCCCAACACATCTAGCATCTGGCGGTGCAACAACGGGAGGTTGTACAACTGCGGGGCACCCTGCGCCAACTGAAGAACGGCTTGGTACTGCACGATCTTCTGGGCCATTGTCGAAGCGTTGGGGTCGCTGACAGGGATGACATCCACGTTGTCATAGTCAGACTTCTTAGCCCTGCGGCTCCCAACGTCTGGCTCGTAGCTATACTCCTCGGGCGTATAGGCCGCGATAATATGTTTGAGAAGCCGAAGCTCCTGCTTCATGGAGTAGTGGATGCGTGCCTGAATGGCACTCATGGTCTTGAGCGTACGCTCCAAAATAGCAAGCGTCGTGCCAACCGGCGCTTGTCCGGACATATCGCTGATCTGAAGATCTGCCGTGTTAGCGAAGCGACGACCCTCGTCGATGATCTGCCCAAGCAACTGGATGAGGGTCTGGCTCGGCTCCTTATATGGAAGCGGCAACAGGTTGTCACGGATGGTCCCACTTGGCACATCCACATCCCGCCATTCGCCCGGAGCGATGGGGGTGTCATCTCCCTTGACCCGCAACCCACGGGCTTTGAACCCTCCCGGCAGGTTGGCCAGCGTGCCTGCGTCAACAAGCTGCCTAATAAGAGAAGTGCCAGATTTGGCAAAAGCCCCAATCAGGTGGATCAAGCCAAAACAGTAGAAGCCAAACCCCGGCACGTATCCGTAGTGCACAAAGTGCTGACGAGGGGTGTGCATCTCGTCGTCTGGTTCCCAGTTACGGCGAATCCCCAGAACGGTTTGGGTCCCTTTCTCGATGGTTACTATATAAGGAAGGGCGATGCCGGTTGGCTCCCCATCCTCCTCATGCTCGTATCCTTTGAGATCGAGGTGGACGTTCATCTCCAGAATCTTGAACCGATCATCAGAGTTCGCCCGGAACCCCATCTTCTCGGCAATCTTCTTCTCAACCTCATCCATCGTCATCTGGGGTTCGCCCAGATCCACATCCCGGTAGAAGCCAGCCACCTGCAAGCGACGTAGCTCATTCTCAGTCTTGCGCATCACGTGAGTGATCCGCTCGGCTGCTTCTAGATTAGAAGCCCCGTACGGCACCACGAGATCATCGGATGGCACATATATAGATACCTGACGCCCCATGTGCGGGTCAAAGTAGATCTTCTTGAAGGCATTACCCGACAGCCCCAGACCCCACAACATGCGCTCATGCTCGGGTCGATACTCCTGCATCACGTCCGTAAGCTGGTGATTCATATCATCTTGGACACGAACCGACGCTTCTTTCTTCGCAGGGGTCTCTTTACCAACAATCTGAGTCTTGACCGGCCCCGCAGCGGGGAAGGTGCTCATCATTGTCTCGGACTGGAACTTGACCAACGCCTCGGAGAGCAAGGGGTGATACACCCCGCATGCGCCCTCCCACGGCTCTGATCGCTCCTCAATCTTCATCCCAAGCAGTTCCAACCCATCTACATAGGTCTGCATCCAATCTTTGCGAGAGGCAATATCCGCGTCAAAGTCGCCTAGAAGTTCAGATGCAAGGGACTGCAACTCCTGCTCGTCCATAGATTCAGCCAGATTGGCATTGAAATCATCGTCTACTTCTTGGCCGGGAATTAGCTCAATCTCCATCCCGTCGATACCAATCGACATGGATTCGGGATTCTCAACCTCAATCTCAATGTCCGGGGCCTCATCCATAAGACTGTCTAAACCTTGCGGTGCCGCATAGAGCGATTTATCAATTGCCATGATATGCCTTAGTAGTATTCGCGTTTGCGCCGGAAGGAAGGTAACTCGTCTGGCTCATCTGTTTGGAGCCGAAGAAACCCGCCACGCCGGTATCGTAGAAGTGCTTGAGTCATGGAGTCCACCATGTCGTCATGCTCGCCGGAAGGAAAGCTGGCGACTTCTTCAACCAACTCCTCGGCCCAGTGAGTATTAGGCACCCACACGCGCCCGGATGCAAATATATCTGCAACGGCGTTTAACCGTGCGATCTTGTCGTTACCTTTGCTGGGGGTGAACTCTTGCACGGGGATGCCCATCGCTCGTAGCTCAAATATTAGAGGAGACCCCGCCGCTTTGGCTTCAACGATCAAACTGTCTGGTTCCCACTCGCGGAACTCTTCTTGTGCCCGTTTCTTGAGTTCGGGGAACTCCATACGCTTTTTGAACGCATTGAGCAGGATGATATTGGCCTGACTGACGCCCGTATCATCATCTTGATAGAAGATTCCCCATGTTGTACAGGCCGAATAGTCAGCCCGTTCCGTTTTGAGGAAGGCGGTATCCCACGACTGGATCTTGAATTCGCAGTACGGAGGGTCGTCGTGCTCCCAAATCTGCCACCACTCCCTCTTAATAATGGCTGAAACATCAGAAGTTGGGCTTTGCTGGTACTGCGCCTGCCATTTTGAGTTCGGAAGCTCCAATTTGAGAGCTTCTAGCTCCTTCAACGACCAAAATTCGGGCCAAAGTGGCCTTCCAGACGGCAAAAGAGCAGGAAATTCAATCACTTCCCACTCTTCGCCCGATCTTTGGGCCGCAGCCTTCAAAACTTGCCCAGTTAGGTCCTTTTTGGACCACCGAGTCATGATTATGGCGATGGCCCCGCCCGGTTGCAGACGCTGCCGAGGCCCAGATGTGTACCACTCGTACGTTTTATCGTAGATTTCGGGGTTCACTTCGGCCAAAGTGGCCTCTTGCTCCGAGTGCGGGTCGTCAATAATGAGCAGGTCCGCACCCTTACCAGTCACCGCGCCCCCCACACCGATAGCGAAGTACTCGCCGGAGTAGTTTGTCGCCCATCTTCCCGCAGCTTTGGAGTCAGCTTGCAGTGCAACATTGGGAAACAGGTCCTTGTATGCGTCCGAATCGACCAAGTTACGCACTTTGCGCCCGAAACCCACAGCCAACTCACCCGTATGGGACGCTTGGATGACCTTTTTGCCCGGATACAACCCAAGAAACCACGCAGGGAGCAGATAAGACGCGAACTCGGACTTGGTATGCCGGGGCGGCATGTTCACAATCAGCCGTTTGACTTTGCCCTCGGCTATGCGCTCAAAGGCAGCAGCCATCTTCTCGTGGTGCCGCCCGTGTATGAATGAGGGCCACACGTACTTCACGAAGGCCATGAAGTCTGTCTTTGCAAGCTGTTGGGTGGTGTTACGCCGCGCTTCTGCAATCAACGCCCCAACCTTCTGCTGGACAGCAGGGGGCAGGGTAGACAGCCGTTTTTGGGCTTCAGCTAGGAGTTGCGGGTCCAAACTCTTCGTCCAGATCTATCTCGCCAATGCTCTTGGGCAGGGGAGTAACTTCCGCATCTTCTACGGCACCGCCGTATAGCTCCAAGGTCTTGCGCAGTTCCGACTCGATGTCGGTAATGGTGCGGTTCGTCACAGTCACGTCAATGCGCTCTGAGAAGAGGCCCACGCTTGAGATCTTGCCCAGATTCTCCAGTGCCCGCATGCGCTGCTTGGGGTCCGGGTCCACGGACTCCACTATTAGTTTATTAGTAATGTAGTTACGCAATCGACGCGCAACGTCCAAAACCTCCTGATCCCACTCATTCAGGATGGCTTCCAGATTAACAATGGTGCCAGAGGTTAGTTCTCTTGCAGGGGGGAACTTGCCCGATGCTGCTATCTGATGTGAATGCGCTTTGTCCGAGTTCGTAATCTCGGCTGTTGCACCCATGTTTACTAATTCTTTGACAGATTCAAAGTAAGCATGGGCCTTCTCCCGAAAGCCTTCTATCTCTTCCGGGGTTGTATCAAAGGGAAATGGAATCCCAACTTCAGGCGTAATTACGAGTGGCATGGGCTGTTTGTGGCTCCAGTTATGCAGAGTATAGGGCCTTTTCAAATTTTTGCAAATATGGGGGTGGGGGGTTGCGTTTTGGAAACATAAGGGGGGTGTTTCTGTATATACGAATAGTTATAGTGGGTAGAGAGGGATTTGGGAAGTGGGGTATCCCGTGTGCAGATTAGTGTGTAGGCGAGGCTGGCGGAGTCCCATCTGACGTTTAGGGGGTGGGGGTCTTGTGTATACAGGTTGTCAAATAGTTTGACTTTTTCTACCATTCGGGTAATATACACACATCGACAGGCAATTCCGCCTGATTGATAACAGTGTTAACAAATGGAGCAACACTATGAAGGCAACCAATGCAACCAAGCCAGCCATCACGACCGAGAACCAATTGGTTCTTGTGATCGCGGATGCAATGTCCGTAGAAGGTCAGGCAACCAAGATCTGGCGCGACGTGGTAGCACCCGGAATGATCAGGGTATACAAAAACCTCGACGGCGCAATGCAGGCACGTGATCGGCTCATTGAGCGTGCGATCACTCCGAATCTTGGCGAGCCGTACAAACTGGCACTCGAAACGAACCTACCTGATACCCGCACCAAAACAGGTAAGACAATGGCCGAGCAAAACGCGAAAGCGTGGAAAGCGGAATGGCTTCCAACGTGGTTGGCCGACTACGTGGAAGCAATGCCAGTGAAAACGCCAAAAGAAAAGGCGGACCGCACGAAGGCGAAGCGAATCATGAAAACCTATGCGGGTTATGTCGAATTGATCCAATCGTTGAAAGCATCCGCACGGGCACAGGGTAAAATTCAATTTGGCCGGATTTGTGCATATGCGTGGCCGAAACCCAAGACCGCTAAGCCCAAGACTGCTAAGCCCAAGCCCGAGGGCGACGCCAAGCCCGAGGATTCAAAACTGAACCCACGTCAAACACTGGTGCAGTTATTGAACAATGCGAAAGCGTACGCGCAGAAGCATGAGGATCTGCCCTCGCAGGTCGCGGCAATCGCGGCGATCTCGAAAGCGATTGAGCTACTCGGTAGCTGATTGATAACAGTGTTATCAAACCCCACAGGACTTCGGTTCTGTGGGGTTTTTTTTCGCCCTGAGTTTTTATGAT